GACGTTGTTCAGCAATTCCGTGAAAGTCATGCGGATGCGTTCACTCCTGATAGAAATGAGCAGGTTTCCAGTGCGACTTCTGGCAAAGCTCCCGAAGCAATGGACGGTATTTCCAAGGCTTTTTATGCAAGAAATCCAAATCTTAGACCAAATTAAAACAGGGACATTGCGCTTTTACCCATACCCCTATTAAAAATTTAAGGAGGATAAACTATGTCTACAAATCATGAAGCACAAGAGAGATATTCTAAGTTGGTGCTGGAAAAAGTCCGCTCGGAGCTGGTACTCGGTGACGGATTCGTCTTCAATAACGATTACGAGGGAAGCCCGACTTCTGGCGCTGTCAAAATTCCTGTCCGTGATGAGGAAGTTGCTGTTTCCGATTACGACAAGGCGAACGGCATTTCCCCCACACATGGCAGTACTGGATATACCACACTTCTGATTGATAAGGATAAGGCTATCAATGAAGTGATTGACGGTTTTGATGCATCCGCTGTTCCTGATAATCTGGTTGCTGCTCATGGTCTTACCCGAACGTACAGAACCATCACAAACAATCGCATCATAGCGGTTTCTTTTATCCATCCACCATAACATAGACTGTACCTGTTTCGGAGAAAATTTTTCATACATCATGCAAACTTTCCTCCAGCATTTCAAACAGATTAGTGAGCTGTTTGGTTTCCGTTTCGACAGTTTCGCCGTTGACAGTAGCATGAATGATTCTTGCCGTTTCAGTTTGAGCAGAAATCAATTCGGCATTTTCTTTCAGAAACTGATACAATTCCATATGTCGTTTCTGAAATTCAGCGGATAATTTTCTGCGTTGCTTTTTGTCGGGTTCATTCAGAAAATCACGAGCGAATGTCTGCAAATTGGTATAATCAGAATTTCGCAGAGTTCCTTTTTCATGCCGTTCCAGACCATCCGCAAGGACGGCAAGACTTTTCTGTTTTAATTTTTTCAAAATCTGCCTCCTTTCACAGATACAAAAATAAGCCCCTGACAGGCTCATACAGCCCCTTTCTTTTCAGGGGTATTACTTTACTAGAAAATATTTGTAAACGATTTTTAACAGCTCTAAACGGCTCGTAAACAGTGCCATCAAGACCAACTTCCCATTCAGGCATTTTTTAACACCTGAACCGAAAATATACAAACATATCCGCTCACTAGAGGACGCATCAACTCTGGCACTGACAATATCTTTTACTTTACAATTACTAACCCAAACGAAACCGTTCTCATTTTTCCCATGATGGGAATACTCACAAATGCCCTTCGTTGTCGCAGATGGAAAATAATTCCGCTGTCCTCGTAATTCGCAAGGATTCCAGACACCAATTGAACCCGTCCGTTTTCATCAACACGAACTTTGGATGGTGGAAGCGGTTGACCGCCATTGTACAAAAAATCAATGTACGCTGATTCTGTTTGTGAAATCGCAGTCGGAACACCGTTTCCGATAAAACGGACTCCCTCTGTTTGACAAATCTGACGGCGAATATCGGAATTCATTTCCGCATTCAGAAAGATGTAACCGCCGAAAATAGGAGCTGTTTGCAGTGTCCATTTTCCTTTTCTGCGAATGAACAAATTCTTCATCGGCACAAATGCATTTAATCCAGATTGTTTCAGACGCTGACAGAATTTTTCCTCCTGACCGCATCTCGTCTGTAAAACATAGGTCATTCTTTTTTCTCCTGTTTGCTCTTGATGAATTTCCGAACTTGTTTGTAGAGTTCGGGGTCTTCTGTTGCCATTGCATCAAAAATCATACTTCGGAATTGGTCTGCACCAAGTTCCAGAATATCTTTGCTTTTAATGTCAATCTGCTTTTTGTAAGCTGCTGCTCTGGTGAGGGAAACAGCGTTTTTCATGAGAGTATCAAAATCAAGATTCTGGAGCTGTTCTTCTGGAATCTGGTTGACGGCGGTCAGCATCTGACTGCTCATAATCCGAAGAATGCCTTCTGTCATATCAAGATTTGGATAGCGTTCGATTTCTTCCATGATAGCCCTAAAATTTTCCTGACTGATACGCAGTGCATCCAGTGTTGTCATGAGATTTTTAGCGTACTTTCCAACGGCAGAAAGAGAAATGCTCATGCCATTGTCCTTGATGTAATCGACAATATCACAATAACGAAATCCAGACTTTATCATTTCGTCAACAGTTTCCTTGACAGCAGGGTCGAGCTTGTCGGTTTCGGTTTTGGAGTGTTTTCTGTTCCCCATGCTCACACCTCAATACAATCATCTTTCAAAATACAAGCAATCACCTGAATCCCTTTTTGTGTGACTTTGGCTTCGAGTTCATTGGGAACGCAGTCAGCAAGCGTTGTTTCCTGTTTCGTTCCGACATGCCTTGTACGGATATATCCGCCCTCTGTCAGATAGTTCACACAATCCAGAAATTCTGATTCTGTCAAAGTTGGTTCGAGTGCATATTTCAAATCTGGCAGACTGACAAATTGTGTCCGTAACAGATTGATTCCTTTCAGGACAACACCATTATTTCTGAAAAATTTCTTCTGCTTGATACGGTCGTTGAGTTCTTTGATTTCCAAAAAATCACCCCTGATTCCTTTGACAATAGCTGTCAATTTTACTTTCTAATCTTGTCATCACACGAATAAAATCCTCATTTTTGGTAGTATGCTCTTTGATATAGTCCACATTGTCAGAAAGCTTTTGCATAGCCGCCTTGATTTCGGCGACTTCTGCTTTTGTGGCGTACTTGTCAGAAAGAGCGTACTGCATTTCTTTCATTTCCTGCACAGCAGTTTCGTTGTGGTCGAGCCTGTCCATCGTGCGTTTGAGGAAAAATCCAATAATACCCAGAACAACGGAAAACACAGTTGTAATGATGTAAAAAATGAAATCTTGTTCCATGTTGTTCCTCCGAAAATCATTTTATTATTTTGATTATAGCAGAGAATTTTGTCATAGTCCATAGGAAACAGTACAAAATTTTACTTTTTCACAATTTTTCGGATGGTAAATTCTGAAAGACCGTATTCTGTCGCCAATTGCTTGTAATTATTGCCGTTGAATTTCTGACGGATTTCAGCATCCCTCTGACAGCGGTCAATCTGTTCACACTTGCCAATATAAATGGAACAGCCAGAATAATGCTGTGAAAGTTTCTGATAAGCTTCCAACCCGATGATTTCAGCAATTTCTTTCTGTTCACCGTGGAGCTGTTCGATTGTGATATTCCTCATACTGACACATCCTTTCTAAAAATCTAGGGGCTTATTAAAAAAGCTATCATCAAAGTATATACTTCAATGATAGCATAGATTTTTGTAATTGTACAGTTGAAACAGGCTACTTTTTCAGCAATTCCGACAGAAATTGTTTAGAAACGTGGTATTTTCTCATAAGTTCATTGAAATTCATTCCGTCAAATTCATTGCAAATATCCGCTTTCCATCGAGCGTTGTGGAGAGTATGCCGACTGCAAGGAACAATACAACCACCGCCAAACTTTTCCGCCAGCTCAACATAAGCATCTTCGCCAATCAAATCATAAATCGCTTTTTGCTTGTTGCTCAGACACTCCGCAAGAGGAATATTGCGAGTATCAGCACGATGCAAAGCCCTGTCAAGAGTATCCGCTTTCCAAAGAAAAACACGCTGTCCGCCGAAATTTTCCACCAATTTAAGATAGGCTTCTTTTCCAACAGTATCATAAATCATTTGTTGGTAGTCGCTCAGAAATTCCCGTAAGTATTCCGTCATCTTGTTTCACCACCTTTTGTTCGGAACTCTTGACATAGCGTTTGAGCATCTCAATCAATTTACTGCCGTTCTGGAAATTCACCCATCTGAGAGGGTCTTTTGGGGAGGCGGTAATCCCCAGAATTTTTTGCACTGCACCTGCAAGCCGTTCATTAGCAGGAGCAGGATTTTCAGAAGTATCCAGTTCTTTCAGACGATATACAAGCCACCATGCATAATGCTGTTGTGCTTCGGTCATCATGCCTGCAACTTGTTCATGACGATTCCTTTGCTGGAGTTCTTCAAAAACAGATTCTCTCTCTTTGGCGGTCAATTCGCTGACGTGTTCTTTTCCTGTAACAGTATGTACAATCTGATGAAATGCATCATCTTTACCATGAACAAGCCCCATATTCGCCGCCAATGCATAAAGCTGTTTGATAGTTGCCATAAAGTTTCACCTCCGTTATTTAAAGTTGACATCATCCATCTGAATACAAGCGGCAAAGTCGCCTTCTTCCGTTTCAAAGGAATAGTTTGGTTCTTCTTCTCCACGCCCATCAATGAGCAATAACCAATAGCTCCACTCCCAAGCCATACAAGTTTCTTTGATTTCATCCACAGACAATTTTCCACGTTTCTTCTTAATACAAAGAACGTGTGTTGTTGCTTCGCCGCCAAGATGCCAGTATTCAGACCATGTTTCAATCCCCTTTTTCATGACTCCTCCGTTTCTGCTGGAGTAATGGTTGTTTTGTAGCTTCTGGAAACATGGACAGCGGAATTGATGCCGATTTTCAGTTTTTGGAGTTCATCATTGGCATTTCCATGATTGGCAGTCATCAGGGAGGAAATTGCTTGCCATGCTGTCACTTCATGAACCAAAAACGCAATGTCGGAAGCAGTTGTTTCATCCAATCCAGCAAAGTTCTCCAGATTGGTCTTGTCCTTGTCAAAGTTCGTACCTTTCAGCTTTTTGAGCAGTGCCTTTTTAGCACCACTGTCACAATTCAGACCAGCCACAATTTCGGCAATGCTTCCTTGACAATATTCCTGATACCAAAGTGCAACGGAGATAAGTTTTGCGGATTTTTCAAGAGAATACTGTGTTTTCTTCTCCACCATGCTGCCATAAAGTGTGCCAAAAACATCAGGCAACAATTCAGGACTTGTCACTTTGACGGTATCAACCGTAGTGACCTTGACACTGTTCCCCTTCGGGGAGCTGTAACGGATGGACTTGTATTTGGTGTCGGTCAAATCCTGCTCACCCATAGTCTGAATTTCAGCAAGAAGCCTGTCCTTTTCGGCTGAAAGTGCTGTAAAAGCGGTTTCAATTTCTGCCAGTCGGTCAATGGCAGAGTACAATTCAGGTTTTAACATCTTAAAAATCCTCCTTTTTGTTTTTGATGCAATGCGGATGAATGAACAGTCCGCCGTCATCCGACAATTGCAAATCAAGTGAGATTCCGCTTTTCCATCCCAATTGGGAACGAATTTTTTTCGGGATAGTGACTGCTCCACTGCTTGTCACACGGATATAATCGCCAGTATGATTGTGATGAAGAAGGGAGTAATATCTGTGGAGAGACAAACCTCCGTCATCTGTCGGCTTCAAGATAAGTAATGTTCCGGCAAGCCAAAGGAGCTGTAAGCGGTGCTGTTTGGGGAGATAAATTCCCCCCCTTGTGGATAATCTTCTTGATAGCTTCATGGTATCATCCTCTTTCGAATTTTGGAAGCAGGTGCATCTAAACGAATTTTTCGATTGTGTCAATGAAGTAATCTTTTGCTATGCGGTACTTCTGACAAAGATGCTTAATAAGAATTGTGATAAGATAGGAAAAGTCAATGAATGTGCCAGAAAGTTGGACAATTTCTTTTCCTTCTTCCAGTTCCAAGATAAGAACAGATGGGACGTGATACTTTTTGAGAATCATTTGCATTTCCCGAAATAATTCGCCTAAACGCTGATATTCTTCTGGTGTTGGTTTCTTCATGTTATCACCTCTTTTCTGATAATTTCCTTGACTCTGCATTTTTCATACACGGCTTGTCACGGTCATTGGCTGCATTAAGGGGGAGAGCGTGAAAGCTCTCCGAGATGAATTAAATTTCCATGTGCATGAATTTCGCCATTGCAATCAATCCATCATATGTACAATTTCCGTTGTCGTAGGCATTGGAGAACAGGTTCACAGCTCCACGGATTGCCTGTTGAGAATGTGCAATT